TGATGAATGTGATACGTGGTACGAAGTATTTCATCATAAAAAAGGAGAAAAAAAATGACAGACAAAAATATGTTTAAAGAAACAACATATGATTCTTTAGAAAAACAAATAGGCGGAAAACATTATAGTATGAAAATTCAACCAGCATATTTTATAAATGAAAACAAGTTGCTTTTCGCGGAGGGGAGTGCTATTAAATATATTTGTAGACATTCTAAAAAGGGAAAAGAAGAAGATATAAAGAAAGCTATACATTATTTAGAAATGATTCTTGAGAGAGACTACTCATAAATTTTATGTCTAATGAGATGAACTGTATTATATGTGAAAAACGAAACATTGCTTTTGATTATTTATATTTTTGCAAACAATGTTACAAAAAAATGAAAGGAAAACATAATGAAAAAACCAAAAATAAGAAGCAAAATACTACAAGTAACAGATAAAATAACAAGTTGGCATTTTAAGTTATTTACTTACGTTGCCAAAAAATCAAAAACAAGTATATGGTTTACATTTCTATTATTGTTTTTAGCATTGTATGAAGTATTTGAGCACTTTGTAATTCCAGCCATTTTAATTTGGTGGAGTTTAAAATGAGAAATACACAAATACCTTTATTTACTCCTGAAACAGAATGGGTGATGCCAGAAGAACTAAAAGATCTTCGCGGCGCTAAAGAAATTGCTATCGATTTAGAAACTTATGATCCGCAGTTAAAAGAGCTTGGATCGGGGAACGTGGTTAAGAATGGTCATATAGCAGGCATTGCGGTGGCCGTAGAGGGCTGGTCAGGCTATTATCCGGTACATCATGAGCAAGGCGGGAATATGGATAAAAAACTGGTGTTTGCGTGGCTTCAAGAGCTATTCAACCAGGAAAATACTACATTTATCTTCCATAATGCTATGTATGACGTATGTTGGTTAAGATCAAATGGGTTATCTATCAAAGGTAAGATAGTTGACACTATGATTGCAGCTTCTCTTATTGATGAAAATAGAATGAGTTACCAATTAAACTCATTAGCTAAATTTTATATTGGTATGGGTAAGGATGAAAAGATTTTAATCGAGGCGGCAAAAGAATATGGAGTAGATCCTAAAGCAGATATGTGGAGATTGCCTGCAATGTTTGTAGGTCAATATGCAGAACGTGACGCAGAGGCAACATTAAAACTTTGGAAGAGATTAGAAATAGAAATATATAATCAAGAACTAACAGATATATTTAGTTTAGAAACTAGATTGTTTCCTTGTTTAGTTGATATGAGATTCAAGGGAGTAAAAGTTGATTTAGAAAAAGCACAACATATTAAACAAAATTTAATTAAAAGGGAAGAGACTTTAATTAAAAAAATTAAAGATTTAACTGGTATAGATGTAGAAATTATGGCAGCTAGATCAATTGCAAAAGCTTTTGATAAGTTAAAACTTCCATATGATAGAACAGAAAAAAGTAATGAACCTAGTTTCACAAAAAACTTTTTACAAAATCATCCACATGAATTGCCACAAGCAATAGCAGAAGCAAGAGAATTAAATAAAGCACATACGACTTTTATAGATTCTATTACTAAACACGCTGTCAATGGTAGGATACATGCAGACATAAATCAAATTAGATCAGATGATGGTGGAACTGTGACTGGAAGATTTTCAATGTCTAATCCTAATCTTCAACAAATTCCTGCGAGACATCCTGAACTAGGACCAATGATTAGATCTATTTTTATTCCTGAAGATAAATGTAAATGGGGTTCATTTGATTATTCACAACAAGAACCTAGAATTTTAGTGCATTATGCTAAACTACAAAATTTAGAAGGTGTAGATGGAATAGTAGAAGCATATCAAAAAGGCGACGCAGACTTTCACCAGGTTGTTGCTGATATGGCAGGCATAGAACGTAAACAAGCCAAAACAATTAATTTAGGTTTGATGTATGGTATGGGTAAAAATAAATTAATGGCTGAATTAGGATTGATGAAAGAATCAGCAGAAAAACTTATTAAACAATATCACACTAAAGCTCCATTTGTTAAACAGCTTATGGAAAATGTATCTAGAAAAGCAAATGATAGAGGAAAGATTAGAACTTTATTAGGTAGAGCGTGTCATTTTGATTTATGGCAACCTGTTCAATTTGGTGTTTTTAAACCATTACCATTAGAACAAGCTAGAAAAGAATATGATGAACCTTTAAAACGTGCTTTTACATACAAAGCATTAAATAAATTAATTCAAGGAAGTGCCGCAGATATGACTAAAAAAAGTATGGTAGCATTATATGAAAATGGTATAATACCTCATATACAAATTCATGATGAAGTAGATATTTCTATTGAATCTGTACAAAAAGCTGAAGAAATAATTACTATTATGGAATCAGCAGTTAAATTAGAAGTCCCAAATAAAGTTGACTATGAACAAGGAGACAATTGGGGCGAAATAAAATAATGAATGAGTTATTTAAATGCGAATACACCACCAATATATTGTCAAATTCGTAGAGAATATCTTTACGATCTTGATCCCAAACACAATAAAGAAAGTGAAGACTGTGTTATCTTCGGTATGGCAAGCATTCCGGGGAAACCTATCCTCTTTCACACACTACTTCCAAATGGTGCGTGCTACTGGAGATTGCCTATATCAGCGTTTTTCCAAAAAAGATTTTCTAGAACCGAAGTGCCCGATATGCAAGCACACGAATTGGAATTGTGGAATTGTTTTAGTTATTATCCTTCTATTACTTGCTTTGATTATTTAGTAGGGGAAAAATGTAAATATTTTGGTAGAGACAAAAAACTTTACAATGGAAAATATTTGTTTACAATTGACTGGGCTCATCCGGACAGTAACATCCTGGATGTTGAACATTCCGAGATTCCTCAAGAGCATAAGTGCGCTCATATTTTGGAACTCGCTAACGGCAATTTTGCTGCTCAACCTAACAATCGTATTCTTTGGCATATTAGTAGTTTTACTACTGGAGGAAATATACCTGATTATACGGTGCAAACTACGGAATGGAATGTTGAAAATTCTGGATTCATGACAGATGATACAGATAAAATGTTCTACGATATAAAAGACAAAAAGTAATTCTTATAGCGCTAATAAGATAGGGTGGTGAGGGAGACTAAACCACCCGGATAAATTATGATAGATAAAATATTAAATATAATTGAAAAATACTCATCTAAATTAAATGTATGGGCGTGGCAATTAAGATGGGGAAACAGGGAAAAAGGCTATGGATATAAAAGAAAATATAAATAGATGTAAAAAATGTCAGTGTAGATGTCACTGTAAAACAGAAATGCATGCAGATGTATACGGCCCTTGTACGTGTGGAGTTTGTGAATGCGATAACCCAAGTAATGATGGCGAGGAATGCTTATCATGTCAATAGAAGGTTTTAATTATGAAAAAATTAAATCCAATTTATTGGATAAAAAAATTTTGGAAAAAATACATCGATTGGTTATTTGATGGTTTTTATAAATAACTTATGTCAAAGATAACTGAAGAAACTTCTGTAAAAACTGATCTTAAAACGATTGGAATGATCATTGCTGGTGCAGGTTTTGCAGTCTATATGTACATTGGTATGACTAATACCATTAATACTTTAGAGACAAGACTTCAGTTAATGGAAGCTGACTTACTTAAAAAAGCAGATCAAGTACCTGTTGACAAAGAACAATTCTTTTTGTTAGAAGCCCTGGCCGAAGATACTGAAAAACAACAACAGTTGTTAGATGAAAATTTACACGTTAAAGTTATGCTGGAAGCAGCAAGAGGTGATATTGAAAAGTTAAAAAAAGATGTTGAAAAGCTTAAAGACGCAACAAGAGATATTAAATTTAGTAATGGCAATGGAAACGGGCATTAACGCAGGGACCTTCCAGGAATATGATTATACTTGCGAAGACTTTGAATGTGAGTGGAAACAAATAACTGAATATTGGAGGATGAAATAATGTCTGACAGAGATAAAATAAATCAGTACAAAAGTATTAAGTATGCTCAAGAATCATCAGATTCTAAAAAAGAAATAAAATTATTTAAAATACTTCGTAAGGAAGTAGAAATAGGCGCTAACGGTACATCTAAATATATGATCAAAAAAGGGCCTAACAAAGGAAAATTTGTTTAATGCTACAAGCAGTCATAGCTCTTTGTCTATTCATTAATGGACAGTTAGTTGAGCATAGAATCCAAGACTCAATATCAGACTGTCTTAAACACAAAAGAGAAGCTGAAAGAAATATATCTATGGATAATAAAAGATTTATGTGTGGAGAAGTGGAAGCAGAAATGGAGTATAATTCTGATGGATCTACTACAATAGGTAAAATTATAAAGGCAAAATAATGAATTATGTAATTATTGCTTTAATGCTAACAATCGTGTATTTAAGTCTTATAACATAATGCAATGGACTACTGAAATAGTTAATGGAGAATGCCCCGAGTGTGAAGAAAAGGTGTTGCTAATTAATCTACATGATAATTTTTACAGATGTATTAATTGCGGATATGATGTTGAACAAAAAGTTAATGGTGTAATTAAGTACATTAAATTAGCTAAAAAAAATGATCAGTTTATCTTAAAGGACGATGGCTAAAAAAAAATCTGGAATCGGTGCAATAACTTTTATAAAAGAATTTCCAAAAAAACGACCAGGTAGACACGCAAAATCTTTTAACAAACGAGTTTCTAAAAGGAAGAAGAGTAGAGGACAAGGTGTTTGAGTCGATAGCAAGCTATAAAGGTTTAGTTATAGCTTTAATTTTATCTAGCGGTGATTTGATTAAGATAGAATTGTTTGATGATACTTGTGCAGAGTTTTGGAATAAGAACGTAATTACACACGAGAGAAAATATCCAATGCCTAGGCAAAATCATTACTTTCATACTTTCAAAGGTGAGATCGTTGTTGGGTATCATTGTAGTAACAAAGAAGTAAATTAAATATGAAATTTTTATTAACCATACAGATATGTTCTGTAATTATGCAACAATGCACGGAACCATTAGAGATAAGGCCTTATTATAATTCGCATTATGATTGTGCAACTGCAGGTTTTATTAAAGGTTTAAGTGCCTTAAGAGAATTTGGTGAAACGTACGTAAATGAAAATCGTATGATTTTAAATTTTAGTTGTTCTAAAATAGAGGCTACTTAATTGTCTGCCGGAGCTATGAATAGCTCACGGCAAACAAAAGGTGTGAGAAGAGATCCCCATACTACATTAAAAATTATTATCTTGCAACACTTGTTTTTTTAAGATAGTTTCCCATATATGAAGAGTAATTATAAAATAGAAAGGAAAAAAATGACGTTAAAAGAAGTACAAAATTGGTTTGAAAAATCTAAAAAAGGCGATAATTTTTGTTATCATGTGGGGTTTTTAGCCAAAGACAGTGATTCAGGTGTGGAACTTAAAAAGATAGCAAATTTCTTTTTGGGTATGTCTGAATTAAGACAGGTTAATTTAGTACAAAAAAAGATAAGTGGTGTAAAAGAAGTAACAGATCACAAAACTCCAATTATCTATAACTACATAGCACAGAGGACATAAAAATGGCCAACCCAGCAAAACATAAATCTGTTTCTGTACCTAAACCAGCGCATACTAAAGCTGAATGGTTAGCAGATAAGATTATCCCTGGTACAAAGTTAAGCATAAGTAAAGTTATAGAAAGTATAATAAACGAAAAAGCTACAAAACACGGATACAAGAATGGAAAAGCATAAAGAGATATGTAAGAAGTGTAATGGTAATGGATTCTATTCAGTACCATTTGAATTAGTTCGGCACGAAGAATACGTGCAATGTGAAGATTGTAAATCACAGGGTGAAATAGAATTACATACTCCCGAACAATTAAGAGAAAAAGGTGTTTTATAAAACAGAATTACCATTAGGATATTTTCCTAATGGTAATAAATAAAAATGACAATAGATAATTTTAAAAATTATAAAGAAAAAGAAACGTTTGAAAAAGAATTAGTAGAGTTTTGGAAAGATGAAATAAGAATACGTGGTGGAAAAATAGAAGATGAAGAAGAAAAAAATAAAGAGAATGATAATCTTAATGCACACAACACTAATAGATTCATAAATTATAAATGTTAAACGTAGAACTAACAGACGACGTCAGGCAGTATGCCATCAAACAAGTTACCATTAAAAATTTTGGTAATAGATCTGCTGGCTTTAATGGAACAAGAGAACAACAATACACGGGCATCGTTGGAGAATGCGTCATTTATAAATTATTAAACCGCGATCTGCCTAGCTACGATAGCGGAGCGTTGATCGAGGATATCATCATCAATGATAAAAAGGTTGACATTAAAACTATGGCACGAACAGTTGATATGAAAGATAACTACGTTCATAATTTTGTTGGCTATCAAAAGGACAGGCCCTTTGACATCATACTTGGTGTTAGCATTAACAAAACAAAAGGCGTGGTACAAATTTGTGGTTGGTTAAATAAGAAAAATTTTTTAGAGAAAGCTTTGTTCTTTGAACAAGGTACTACTAGGACTAGAACTAATGGTACTTCTTTCATAACTAGAGCGCCTTTATATGAGTTGTTTAATCATCAATTAAACGCTATTAATACCGTAGAAGATTTAAAGAATATAAAATGAAACTTAAAAATACATTTACTTACCCCAGGTCTAGTAGAGAATTAATTAATGGTAAAAGACATTATGCCATTGACAGTCAAAAACTACCCTCTGTAACCACTATATTAAGTGCCACTCAATCGGCCGAAAAGCAGGCTAATTTAGCCGCGTGGCGAGAACGGGTAGGAGATGCCGAAGCAACGCGGATCGTTGATTCTAGCGGTGCTAGAGGCACAGCAATGCATAAGATTTTAGAGGAGTACATCAAGGGTCAAGGTTATATGGATTTGACGACAGTGGGACGTGAAGCGCATAATATGGCACAACGTGTGATTGAACAGGGATTATGTAATGTTTCTGAATATTATGGAATAGAATGTACTTTATACTACCCAGGATTGTATGCCGGTCAAACAGATTTAGTTTGTATTCACAAAGGTGAAGATGCCATTGTTGATTTTAAACAAACAAATAAACCAAAGAAGCGTGAATGGATTGAAGATTATTGTGTACAGTTGGCCGCTTATACTATGGCACATAACTATGTTTATAAAACAAATATTCAAAAAGGTGTAATTATGATGTGTAGTAAAGATAATTTTTATCAGGAATTTGAAATAAAAGGTTTAGAGATGAGAAAATATATGCACGAATTTTTAAAGAAAGTTAATCAATTTTACGAGGAACAAAAAGAAAAGGACTAGTATGAGAGTAAGAGATCTACAACAAATACTTCACGATTTTACAAGCAAAAGTAAAGGCAATGCACTTTCAGATTGTGAGATACTTATGGAAACTAAAGATGGATATCTAGAAGATATTAGAAGAATTGAGGTGCAAGAGTGTATACTAATTGGAATCAATACTCAACGAGTAGTTTTAAAAGCCGATAACGAACTGCTGTACAAATCAAGAACATTCAAAAAAACATAAACTGTTGTAATTATGCAACAGTTAGTTGTGTTCAAAATGAATCATAATTATGTCTTAATTATGGCAATATTAATTTTATGCGGTTTTTTTAACAATCCTACCACTATAAGAAAAACTTTGGGGTCATGTTTTTTTTTTAAAAATAAAAAATTTTTGGCGTGGTCACGTGGTCATAGTGCCTTTTTTGAGCTATAAGTGTTGGTATTATTGAATAATAGCATGACCATCGGAGTTTTTTTTGGTGGTCACGCATGGTCATAATGACGTCGTTATTGAATAATAGACGATTTTGCCGTGGTCATAGTCTAAAAACAGGTTTTAGCATGCAAATACTGCATAGGTAGTCAAATAAGCATTGATTTTATTGACATTTATTTTATGTATCCGGCGCGCGGGACTTTTTTTTACTTCAAAAAAAAATTAATAGGGGTCAAAATTTTTCTTATATGCTAGAATAGGATATGCCAAAAAAATCAAAGA